TCGCCCTCGCGTTGTCTGGCAATGATTGCGCGCCCAGATTGCTCCTGACCAGGCGCTCCGAGCGATGCATCATAAATGCCTGTAACCTGTTTCAGGTTGTCGGTCGCCATTTGAATTCCGGCGATAATCGAAGCACCCGCGTCCGGCGGATTTACGCGCACCGGAGGAGGGACCGGCGTGCCGTCAAGAGAAGTAGGCTTATATGGCAACACAGCATGATTCTTTTGGTTTGCTGTCTGCCACACGCTCTTGAAATCCTCGTATTGGCCTTCAGCAACGAGCCATTGAGCACGCGGGGCAAGGGCGACCGTTTCCGCATACGTGCTATACAGGTAATTGTACATGCGCTGCGGGTCTTTGGCAAATCGAATCAGACTGATATACGACTTGATGCCGTTCTCGTTGATCTCTTGCCCGAGCGCCGGGACAATTGGAATGTATTTTGACGGCCAGTCTTTACGATCAAGAATATCGTACTGCGTCATGAGATACCAGCAAATCGTTCGCGTCTCTATGTCGCGCTCCTTCTCAATCGTTTCTTTGTCTTCCGGCTTTACCGTGGTAGTCGTTCCGTCTTTCAAGAGATAGAGCTTGTCATTACCGTATTCAACGTCAAAGTATTCCGCAACGTAAACGTAATCCTTGCCTATCCAGTTAGGATCACCTGTTCCTTGCTCCTCGTAGTTCGATGTTTCGAATTGCGGATACTTGCGGTAGAAATCTTCCTTTGACATTTTTGAACGTATGAAGCAGTACGGCGCGTCCGAGTAATCCATGTTTTGAATCAGGTGGATCGGGAAGTACACGGCGAAAGGATTTTCAACGCGCACCAGCTTGATGATCTGGTCAAAACTTTTCTCGTCGCAATAATCCGTCAACACGCGAACATACCCGAAGCCGTTTATCACCTGATAAAGTGATGCTGTGTCAAGAGCGGTTTTTGAATCTCCGTTAAGCATGACAGAGCGTATCAGTCCGTCAATCACTTCAGCGTTGTCTTTGTACTGTTCATTCGTCGGGCGAATCTTGATTGCCGGACGATTCTTCCGCATATCATTCACGACTTGGTTGACAAACTGAGGTAGCTTATTCACAGTAAGCGCGGGCCGCCGGTCATCGGCACGGTCTTTGATAATTGATTCGAGCCATTGTTGACCGTTGATAAAAAGCACATCTTCCAATGCTTCAGCGCGTAGTTTGCTGGTTGCGTCCTGTGTCTGCTTGAAGCGTTCTATAGCAATTGACAATATACGCTCATCGCTTCCTGGCTTGCCTTCGGCGTATGGATACGGCTTTTCAGCTTTGACGTTTTTATCAGTGGTCATTTTTTATCCTTGATGCTTTGCCAATACTCTTCAACCAGTTCTTGCGCCGTCTTCGTCTTCGCGTCCGGTTCTTGCATTCGATTTGCCAACCATTCCAGCGCGTTCTTGTCAAGAGCCTTTATGACGGCTACATCTATCTTTGCCTTCCCTTGATCAGCTCTTCGGCGTTCGGGGCGGTTCATTTCTTGTGAAAACTCCCAAGCGTCTTTGCAAGGACCGCCTGCTTCTTCGTCTTACTTGATGCATGCGAGCCTTTTTTCAGCACTGACGCCGCTTCCTGCTTCACGCTCTTACCCGCTGCCTTTGCCTTTGCCGTGAACGCTCCCGGATGCTTTATCGCACCTTGAATCCACTTCTTGCTGTGCTTCTCGAAGTGCCCGGCGGCAGCCTCGGAATGAATCGAGGCTTTGTGTAAGTGATCCGCCGCGCTCTCGTGGTCATGCGGCTCAATGGTTTTTGCCGCGTAGATGTGGTCCTGTTCCGCGATGTGGTCCCGTTCCGCGCTGATATGATCTTCAGGCGACGGCATCTTAAACGTGTTACCGGTAGCGTTGCCGTGTTTTCTTTCGGCGATTGCGCTCGCCCGCTTCGATGCGTAAGTAGTCATGCCGGGAGTCGAATAAGTACCCATCTTAAGCCTTCTTTCTTTTGTCAACATATGATTTCATACCAGGACTCGAATATGCGCCGCCGTGCTTGCCAGACACGCGAACAGGAAGCTTTTTACCTTTTGGCGTTGAAGCGGCAAACTCCTTAGCAATGGCCGGATGCTTCGCAAACAGATACGCGCGCTGAGCCTGAGATTTAAACGGCAATTTACCCCATCCATCCTACGGATTGATTGACGCTTTCGTAGTAGCGAGATTCCTGATTTTGATTGCCAAATACCGGCGCTTGCTGTTGTCGCGGATCACGGTATTTATGTCCGTCCATTCCTGCATAACAAATGCGTATCGCGTCGCTGAAATCCTTGTAGCGTGCGTCTTCGGCTTCCGAGTCCTCTTCGAGCCGATGATTCTGCATGGCCTCAATCGTGTTTGTACACCACGGCGCAACGTAAATGTTCGGGCAATTTGAGGCGTTAAACGGCTGCAAAACATTCCATTGCAAATCGGCGGTTATTCGGCTCCTCATCGTGTCAATAGTTGTTTCCAGAGGCATAGCAAACGATAAGCCGCCGTTTGCTTTCTTCGCCATTTCTTGCACCATGCCTTGAGAGTTATTTACAAACGATCCAGAGCCGGAGCCTTTCGCAAAGCGAGAGTCTATCGCCCGCTTCACGATCTTCACGCCTTGGCCGTCATGCGCGTATATTTCCCGCGCAAGGTCTGCAAGGGAACCAGTATAAAGAATGCGAGTGCGGAGCTTGTGAAAATAATCTCCAAGGTCGTTTACTTGCGGATACTCAGCGTAAATCCACTTGCAAAGGTCTTTCGTTTGAGGCTTCGGAAACAGTGCAACCCAAACGCACGCCGGGTAATAATGCGATGCCGGATCAATTGCCATGAAGCAGTTTCCTGTTTCTTGCACAGTCTTCCACGGAAATTCCTTGACATGAATCTTTTTGTCAAAGTCAGGCCACACACGGCGACCGATTCCGATAGGATCGCCAAGCCAAATATTTTTGTATTCGTGCGGACGAAAAGCGAGGTCTTGTTGTCGTTCCAATTCAAGCGTAGAAGGGAAATACGGATTATCAAGATATGATGTTTTCACCGTGACACAATTTTCAGGAGGTCGAACAACGAACCGTTGGTACGTTGCATCATCCGCGTACTTCGTGTTGAAGCGCAACCAGATTTCAGAGCCTTCTTTTCGAATCGTCGGCAAAAGAACTTGCCAGCTTTCTTCACTCACCGATTCAGCTTCTTCCACGTCCGCAATATCGATACCTTCAAGGCTCTTGATCTTTGCGACGTTTGACTTCAAACTCTCAAAAATGAATTCAGAGCCGTTTGAACCGATAATTGAATGATCGGTAATGACAAAATACCGCGAAAGATTCATCAATTCAATCTGGTCTTTCAGGAGCTTATGAATTGATTCTTTGATTGACTTCTGAATTTCACGGAAGCAGCAAATTCGCGTCTTGGCTTGTAAGGCTCGAAGAATCATTACGCGAGCATACGACCAAGAGCGGGCCGCTCCGCGCCCTCCGTATGTGCATTTGTATCGAGCTGCTTTTAAAAGAAACTGGTAGGCTTTCGGTATGTCAATGTTAAGTTCAAAATCCTGCACGGAAATTCCCTTAAACAAAGTTGACATTTATCTTGATAGGATTGTCGGCTTGACCGCCGATATTGAAATCTTGCTTCTCTGTCCATCCAAAATTATTTGTCAAGTCAAACTTCATGCCGTTGACATTTTTGGTATCGCCATCGACAAGTTTCTCGTTGCGTTGCTCCTCAATTCTCGTCCTTGCACGGGAAACCGTGGCACCGAATGAAGGGTATGTTCTCGCATAATCGGCGAGCGCGTGCCGGTGACAGAAGCCAAGATGCAGACAAATTCCGGGAATGGTCCATATTTTGTGAGTGGTGAAATAGTCGTCGATTATTGGCTGCATTTCTTCCGGGGTTTTATAGACAGGCTCTTGGCTCATAACGCGAATATAACATATTATGGCGAGATTGTCAATATTGACGGTAAAATATTTTATTTTTAATTTGACTTTTTTATTTTTTTTACTGTATATTAAAATCATTCCATTTTACAAACCGTTTTATATAGAAATGCATCACATAAAGTACGAATACAAAACAATGCCAATATTTTTATGCCGAAAGTGTCATGTTAGACTTCACAAAAAACTAAGAAGGAGAAAAAAATGGAATCAAACCAAAAACCATGCACTGTTGCCCTTACAGTTCAAATCGGCGAGGATTTAAAAAAAGAACTTGTCGAATATTGTGCAACCAATGGCCTTAAAATTGGCGCATATGTTGATAAGGCTATAAGGCGTGAACTTGCCGATGGAAAGGTGAAACTATGCAAACCATGACCACCGTCAAAATCATCGCCACAACCGCCGCTGCTTGCGTCCTAGCGACGATTGGTATGCTTGCCCGCCTGGTACTGGACGCTGGCCTATGGCTCACCGGCGGCACGGGTATTGAGGGGCCGGAATGACCCTATCCAAACAGGCAGAGCGCATTTACGCACACCACGAGCGCAAGAGCCCGTCCCGCAAGCACGGGATTATCGTCTTGTGCTGCTATTGCAAGCGCCAGAGGGTGCGCGGGCACTGGATGTATGCGATTACACCGCCCGGATACCTATTGAGCCATGGCGCGTGCCCTGCGTGCGTTGAGCGCGTATTGAGCGAGGCCAAGAAACACCACGACCACAAACGGAAAGGATAACCCATGTTTGACGACGAAGCCTATTCCCCGCCATCGGTGACAAAATCGACGCATTATTGCGCCGAGTGCAAAAACTGGTTCCACGATCAGGATAAATGCGCCAGCTGCAAAGTGCCGGGTAAAGGGAAAACACATTTCCTCCCACGCGGGCACCTGTCCGCAGAGAATGCCGTGAACCGCCCGCCCGTGTACAACACGTCCCGGCGTCCGGCAAAGTCTCGCGTCGGGGCGGTGATGGCTTAACAGCTTAACTATTTTGGTGGCGTCAACAAATTGGTCAAATTTCAACAGAAGGGGCAAAAATGAAATTATCTCTCGAAATCGTAAAATCTCACAACGCATGTTCCGGCGGCCTCGATTGGTACACCAAAAACAAAGAGCCAAAAACAGTAGAGGCGTGCGTCAAAAAGTTGCT